AATTAGGACATTTATCCGACCTAACTACCTTCATCACTCTACGCATGGCGTCAGACGTTCCTCTGCCAATAATTGATTGATAGGTATCTCTAATAAAACTTGATGTAAATATTTTACCTGTCACGTTTAGCAATGCGTGCTGAACAATCCTATCTGAGTAGTACGGCAATTTGTAAATTGTCCGCATTTTCCTACCGTCAAACCTTTCTTCAATTTCATACGGGCTAGTCGTAAAAGTCTTATCAATTAACATTTTCTGAATCGCAAAGCAATGTTTATCTATGTCTTTATCAACCATTTTTACTTCTGCATAAAATGCTTTGCCACGTCTAGCTTGTTTATGAGCGAGTTTAATGTTGTCTATATTTGTAATGCGCTCAAATAGGTTTCCATAGCGTTTCATCGCTGATGCTCTCCCAGACGTTCGCATAGGCTTTTGACCATGCTACCAGCCTGTATTGGATAGACGTATTCGCCCTTTCGAGCAGGGGTTAAATTTCGGTTACTGCTTACAGCGTGCTGACCACCAATATTACGATTAGCATTAGAAGAATCATTATTCGAATTCAAGTAGAACGTACCTGCATTCGTGCCATTATTAGCATTACTGCCCACAATCACAACCTGATTCAACATGAAATTTAACCCCTTTACAAATTAAAAACACTAAAAAATAATGGTCGCCCTAGCGGGCGAGCCGACCACCACGCTCACGATTAGCACCAGAAGAATCAATAGCCGAAGCCAAGCAGAACGCACCCGCAACCGCGCCAATAGCAGCAATACCGCCCACAACCACAACCCGATTGCTTGACGCCGATGCATAATGATAATCTGTTATGTAAGTAGTAGAGCCGCCACCTGAATTGGTCGAACTTAAAAAGTAAGGATCAACGGTTGTTGACATATCTCGAATGTAACCTGATGCCGTTGGAAAGCTACTAGTTACTAACTCCATGCCTGTTGCCGTATTATCGGCAAAGAAAGCCGCATCATTAGTGATGTGAACATTACCCGTAACTGTGACATTGACATTGATACCGTCAGCCCAATTCCAACAATTACCGTAAAAGTTTTCAATACCACGATATTTCATAAACGATGTGCCAGGCTTTGCACTTACGCCTGCACCTGAAGTGGTATTAGTAGAGCCGTTGGCAATCGAATCACCTGCACCTGCTATGGTATGTGGGCTGTCAGTTTGGTTGCCACTTGAGCCAAGATACCCGCCATTGGTATTTCCTGCACCCAAAATATCTTGCGAGTAAAACGATTGGTGTTCAACAACAAACAACAATTGAATTGCAGACCATAAATCATAATCAAGTTGTCTCCAACCCGTACCTTTATTTGCCGAAAGCGTTCTAAATTCAGCACGGGTCAACCCAACCATTGGATATACGCCTTTTACTGATGCTAATTTGTCACCTGTTATTGGCGTTACATTGACCCCGACACCATTGCCGCCATCATTGTTATCGTAGTTCAGCCCAGAAATATAAGCAGACGCCGATACATCATACACGCAAGCATCGTATGCCCCTATGTAACGATAATCAACCTCTTGCGTGTCTTTGATAAACGCAGGGTGAATAACAAAACCAGATTGAGTAACAGCAGATATTTGTCTAGTAGCTGTTGTTGTTGCGTATATGTTGCGGAAATAAAATTTGGGTATTTCGACCATTACATCACCGTCTGTACCAGTCAAGTCTGAACTAGTGCCATCTGCTTTTTGAGTCCAATCGTTAGGGTTTAAATAATAATTAACAGTTCCATCAACATTTACAACACAACCCCGAATACGGTCATGTATAGCTGTAATAATTTGCTTGCGCCCACCAACCGCATTTGGCGTAGATGTTCCTGAATCCCAAGCAAACGAACCAGTAATATTAGTTATATCACCAAGAACGGTTAAATTGCCCGGCAACACAACATTATCTTCAGAATTTAAAAGAACAGCCTTGTCCGCAGGGTAAGTAACAAACACCTCTTTGTTACCCGCAGAGAAAGACACCAAAGAATCTGCGTTAGACGATTGAAGAACCGTATTTCTTGATAACGTCGTACCCGATGCAGTATATACACCGATGCCTATTTCCCACTCGGTTACAACTGCCGTTCCAACAATCGTGTAGTAACACTCGTTACCATCACCAATCGCCGCAAATGATTGAAACCCAGCTACAGCACCACCAAGCGTTACCGTTCCAGTACCTGTTGTAACGCTTGTTTCTTTTACGCGGTCTGCTATGAGTGCCATTTTGTTACCTTTAAGCTAGGGTTACAGTTAGATTGCCTGCTTCAATCTTTAAGATGTCGCCTGTTTCAATAGTCTTGCTATTGTTTAGCGCACCGTGATACAGCATATTGCCAGCAGATACGGCATCAAATATGCCGAAGTAAGGAATAGTTCCCCAATCAGCCGTTGCCGTCGGAAATGTAATATCAGCAGTAGTGGTAGAACCACCGTCTGCTGGCGCACCAAACGTTGCTGCTTGCCGTGCATAAGAACCACCAGTTACTTGCGTACCAGTATTGGCATCTGTTGGGTCAGTAGTGTATAGACCAACGTACACGACAGCAGGGCTAGTGTAACTGGTGTTACGCAGAGTAGCATTGATTAAAGCGTTTTCTAGGAAGTTCGACATTGCAGCCATAATTACCTCGCGGATAAAGTCATTGTTAATGGGACAGCACTATGCTCAGATGAATCATCGGCACTTGTTAGTGATGATAATCCACGATCATACATTCCAGCCCACAGTTGAATTCGGGCATCATTCATTAAATATGGTTCTGCTTCAATTAAAGCTCCATATAGTAATAAATCTGGACAGTAAGCAAGAAAAACATTGCTTTGATTTGTATCTGTTAAATAGCTCGGAGATGCGTAATACAACATTCGTACCGTGTATTCAGCATCAGGAGCTGGTGCAAACTTAAACTCGTTTGCAATGATAGTATAAAAAACAGGCAAACCTGATTCGGTTACGCGCCCATTTCTAGAAAATATGCTAGGTGATAAATATTTCAAATCACGTATTGGGTTGGTGACAACAAATAGATCACGCAGCTCTAAAAAATCAATCGGCAACGATATTGTGTCATCTCCACCAGTAGTCGTGGTGGTCGAAGAATTTAGCATTTGCCGTATCCGTATATCACGTCTAAGGCGCACTTCTGCTAATCGTATAAAGTCAGGTATTTGAGCAGTCAAATCAGAACGTGCAAGGTAGCTTGCAATCGTAGACTGTAAGTCTGTGTAGTTCGTTATGCCCATATTATTTCCATATGATTAAACTCTACCAGGTCTTGTTCTAAAGAAACGATTATCAGGGTCATTCAAAAACAGTTTCATTTCAGGTTCATTAATAACAGCAAACCCGCGCATAATACCTTTGCGGTTTAAGTCATCAATCACAGTAAGTGGCAACCGAGCAACATGCGTCATATCGCCGTACTTATCTTGTGATTTTACTTGATTAAACATTAATTTGTTAGCCTCAATTATATGACTAACATCTTGTTTTGTTTCTAGTATTAAACCACCATCTCCATCGGAATGGGCAACGGTGTGTCTACCTGCAAATTCATCAACGTTTAATATTTTGTTCATAGTTTAATTAGGGTGAGAGTTTCCCCCCACCCACTTTTACAGTTTAAAGAGCCATGTTTAAATCAAACACGCCACCATGTGCAGCTTCGTTACGCATTTCCAACGTTAACTCAGCAAGAATCTGAGTCTTGTCGCTGTCACCAGTTTTTGCCAATTCATTTGTAGCGAATGGGCGCAAATAAGCAACTGCTGCGTACTCAGGGTCTAGCACCAAAGCGTCACGCACACGCATGAACCTGTTAGGTACAACAGAAACTGAACCAAAGTCGCTCAAATAAATATCAGCTGCGCCAATAATAGTCGTTGGTGCATCGGCTGGTGCCATGTAGCGTTGTTGAGCGATACCAGCAAAGGTTGATACTTTCTGCTTACCTGCTGCGCCAACCATCAACACTTTAGGCATGCCACCGTTAGTGTAAACACTTGCAATAACCGTTTTTAACAGTGCTTCAGTAAACGCACGAACAGTGCCATCTGTGCGGGTAGTTGAACCAATAGTAGTAGGGTCAGCACCGCCAGAACCAAACGAAGTATTGCTGTCAAGCCAAGCCAATACAGAACCTAGCTTGCGAGCAACAGTGCTAGAGCCTGCCGAGCTTGCTTGGTTTGAGCAAAGAATGCCCTCGATGTCACGCTTTAACTCGCTCGAAGCACGGGCAAGTTGGTAAGCCTTTTCACTCTTGCGACCAGCTTTGTTAACCGAGTCAAGTGTGCCAGAGACTTGAATAGTCTTTTGCACAATTTGGCAATAGTTACCTAGGCGAACTGTTGGTGATAGAGTAGCAGACGATGCATCTGCGCCCTCTACTGCTGCGTTTGCAGTGTTAACCGCAGTTAAACTATCAGTCTGCCATTCATGGAATACAGCAGTAGCTTTGCTACGTGCCAGCGTATTTAAGAGTGGGGTCTCGGTTGGCGAAATGTTATAAATAACATCGCTTAAATCTTCACGTTGCCCAATGGCAGTGTGTGCGGTAAATGTAGCCATGATAAATCCTTATATAAATTGTTCGAAAACATTAGCGGCATCGGCAACCCTGCCTGTGCGTCGCAATTGTTGCATGTTTGCTTTACTCTGTTCTGACGCCCCTTTGCCTTGTGATACGCCTGCTTTTAGCATTTTGGGTGCTTGAGAAACTTTCTTTTGCATACCCGGTTTTGATGCTATTAACTTGTCGTACTGCATTGCTTTGTAAAGTGTCATAACAGCGCGAGAATCATAAACACTAGCCAATTCTTGATCTGTCCACCCAATAGACTTAGCAAAATTACGAATGTCTTTGCGGACTGTTTCGCCTTTTTCAGGGTCTAAAAATTCAGGTATGTAAGCAGATAACTTCTCAGCCTCTAGCGCAACATGTTTGCCAATCATTTCTTTGTGTTCCGCTTGTTGCTGTTCGGCAATGCGTTGACGTTCGAATTGAATGGCTTGCAATTGATCTTTGCGCTGTGACAGCTCTGATACTTTTACAGCATACCCAATCGGGTCTATATCTTTTAACTCATCAAGATTCTCGGCTTTGTTTTGGTTTGTGAGCATCTGCTCAATCATTCCTAGACGTTGCGCGTATGTATCTCTCAATCCTTTTGCTTGCTCTACGCCCGCTTTCTCCGTATCCAGAGATTTACGCGCTTCTGCAAGTGCTTGGGTTTTCTTTGTGTAGTCTGCCTCGCGTTGATATCCTCGGACTAATTCGTCTTGCGTGACCTCTATATCTTCGCCCGAAACTCTGACGCGATATTTTGGTTGCTCAACTTGTTCGCCCTCTTCCTCTTCGCTGTCATTGGTTGCATACTCTTGAACCTCGGACTCCGTTACAATCTCTTCGCTTTCCTGTTCGGCTACCTGTTGCTCTTGCGAGTCATCACCGCCCATCAAACCAAGCATCGCACCAGCGGCACTATCTACTGTTAGCATAGCATTACCCGTATCGGGTGTCATGTTTTCGCTCATCTTAAACCCCTACTGCCAAAAATCCGTTTGGCTCGGTGTGCTGATAAGTCAGCAATTCTTAAAATATCTTCCATCTCTTGCTATCAATCTGCTTGCTATCCGCTAAAGATTGAAAGTGGGATATGACCAAATCTATCTGTTTATGTATTCGGTAATAATCTTCACGCACATTTATATCTGATTCGTTACTGTTAACAATTTGCTGTAAACAATTATCTTTAATCGCTTTCATTTCACCCATGAAAAACTCATCGCGCAGTAAATTGATTGACAATTGCGCCTTGTCCATTAATTGTTATTCCCACCGTTAAAATTTCCACCGATCAAATTTCCAGAATCAAAAATTGTACCCATGGAATTATCAACAGGAGGAGGCGGAGGAGGAGTACCACGTTCAAAGTTTTGCAACGCAGATTGAAAGTCTGCGGGTATACGTGATGCTTCAGGTAAACCAAAGTTCATGGGTATTTGACCACCAAAAAATGGATTCATCACTGGTTGTTGCATCGGTTGACGTTTCATCTGGGCAATAGCTTCGAACGGGTTGTATGCGCTTTGTTGCTGTCCAAATTGTTGCATCGGTTGCATTGATTGTTGCATCGGTTGCATTGATTGTTGCATCGGTTGCATTGATTGTTGCCTAGGCTGTTGCATGCTTGATTGCAACGACGCCATTAATTGCGAATCTAATTGTTGATTTCCACTCACCCTGGTATCCTCACATCGCTGGTTATGTCAGCACCTAGTTTAATTTGTTTAAGAGCAATCTCAGCCTGTAATTCTTGCTGTCTAAATTGTAACTCAAGCGCGTACTTTTCACGTTGCATTTGTAACTCCGCTGCCAACTTCTCGCGCTGTATCTGAATATCAACCGTTGCCTTTTCGCGCTCTAACTGAATATCAGCCTGTGCTTTCATTTGCCTTGCTTCAATATCAGCAACCGCTTTCTGTTGTGCAATTTGCAATTGTGCTTGCGCCTGTTGTAATAACGCTTGCATTGCTGGGTCTTGCTTGGGCTCTTGTGGCTGTGCTAACTGTGCGTCTACCTCTGGCGTCACCTCTTTAAAGAATTCTGCTGAGTCCGTGAACCCTGCTGCTTCTATAAATCTACCCAAAGTTGAACGGTACTGCCCAACTGAACAAAGTGGATTGCTTGGCCCGTATTGTTGAATAATCGTTTCTTGCTTAGATAAAACCATCTGCAACATCGCCATCTGTTCTTGCCTGTTGCCTGTGCCAAGGCCAACGTTTATTGATAGATCATACTGGTTCGACCACAATCTTGGGTCAATAGGAACGTATTTCCCGCGTAACCGAATAATGGTTGGCTTGTCCTGATACTTACACACTAGTTGTAAGATGCCAGCGAATAAACTCTTGACACCAGTCTCGGCAAATATACGAGCGATTAACTCTATCTTGCCACCCGCTGCTTGTGAGGCTGCCGCTACCGCTGCTGCGGTAACGTTTTGCAACACATCGGGGTTTAACCCTTGCTGTGCCTCAGAAATACCTGTTCGCTTACTTTGCTGATTGTCTAAATACTCTAGCATCGGGAACGCTTGACCAGCAACCTGTGGAACAACAATCGGCACAATAGCGTTTGGATTCTTCATGCGAATCACACCGCCAGGCGTTACCGAAAGCATGTCGTCAAGATTAACTTGACCTTCTACCACACCCATTCGCCCGTTGTTGCTTAAATATAAGTTGTCTAACATTTGGCGCACAACTGTTGATTTGATTAGCTGAATGTCCATTGTTCGGTCAGCCATAGACTCACCGAAAAACTTGTGCGGTATGGGTATTGGGCATAGTGAATGAAAAGGCACATAGTCCGTTTCGATATCACTTAGTATGTCTGAACCCGCATAAAATACTTGGCGCAATTCTGCTATTCCATCGTCATCAATATCGGCTTTTATATAACATTCGTATACTTCAATTTCTTGCATCGCTCTGTCAATACTTGCCTGCTGAAACGGTTGCTCACCGCGTGAATATCGTGCCAATCGTTCCGATGTAAAACTAAGTTCGTCAAAAGCCGATAGTCTCTCAACGACTTCAGGGTCAAAACCCATTGCTATTAAATCCGAACGTGGAAGCAATTTCCTGTGTGCAATAAATGGCGAATCTTCAATATTTCTTGCACGCTTACTTATAAGAAATTCCTCTGGAGGCACGTTTTCAATCTTAACTGAGCCTCGGCTTGTTTTTTTACTTACGACAATGTTGTGTGATCTAAACATCATTGGTTGACCCATTTCGTCAACTTGACCCTCAATCTCCGTAGTGTCTTGCTCAAGAACATCAAGCGAATCGTCTGACAGTAAAAGCATCAGTTCATCGTCTGTTAAATTTTCATAGGTCTCTTTTGTAACGTCTACCTTTGTGTCCCAGTACGCTTTGATGACGCCAACCTTTTGCATCAAAGCATCTTTGAACCAGTCGTGCAGTATTGTGAATCCTGAATTCTGTGCATAGAACACCCAGTTTGCATACTCTGTTGCTTGCTTTGCGCCCTCTTCATCGCCTGGGCCTTTTGGTTCAAATCGCACAATATCATCTGATTGTGTAAACACGCGCACTAAACTTGGCAATGCGCCATCAATTGACTCAGCAACCTCGCCCGTTACTACTTGTGAGCGACCCTCTACCTCATTACCATAAGGTTGGCGCAGATAAAACTCAAGAGCCTTAGCTCGGTCTAGCGTCGTTTCGCTTTCAAGATACCCAATCGCGTTATCAATTTCTGAATCAATAATCGCTTTAAGTTTCATTTCAGATGACATTCTTTGTATCCTTTTGATTGATACGCTTGCGTTCTAACAGTTTAATCTTTTCCTCTAGCTTCTCTATTCTTTCTATTAAGCGGTCTAATATAGATTGATCTAGTTTATTTCCCTGCTGCTGTAACCACATTATACGACCCAGCCTGTGTTAATTTTAATTGGTTTAGACCAAGAGCTGATATCAAACACTCCTACTGCAAAATATCTAGCAGAATCTGCCCCGTGCGATGACCAGTCATGCAATGGCTTATCATAGAATATATTACGCTTCTCGTCATACTCGCGTCTGTAATTCCTAAGACATTCTACACCTTGCTGGACTTTTGGCATATTAAACCAACAGTTTGGCAACATTCTTCTAAACGCTTGTATTCCATCATCTATGCCAAGTCGTGGCGCAACGGTGCAAGATAGTCCTGCTTCTTGTAACACTTCTAGCCTGCTTCGCCCTGTCCCTAGTTCTCTTACTTGCACGTCATGTGGCAAGATGTGCTCAGCTTTATGCCAGCCTCGCTCTGTTAGTTCACGCACATACCAATCAAGCCCTACGCTGTGATTCTCTATAAAGTCCATGAATCTGTATTCTTGCCCTGATACCTGGACAACCCAGATAGCGGTTGAATCACCCATGCCTAAGTCCCAGCTCGTGTATGTTCGGCATAGATCATCGCGCACAATCTCAATGAGTCTACCCTCGGTTTCTAAGTCATTCATGAGCTTGCCGTAGTAACTGCCCTCTATCGCTGCGTTGAATGAACACTCAAACTCTTGGTTGTACTTGTCATCACCCATCTCACGCTTAGCAGCTTCTAGCTCTTCTGTATCTAGTATGCCTGTTTCACTTGCCTTGAACTCGAGTAAAGCCCATTCAGGTTCAACTTCAGCTCTATCACGCAGTTCTTTAAAGTGGTTAGCCCCTTTAGGTGTGCCGATAAATATAGCCTTACCTTTACGGTCGGCTAGAGCAGGTCTGACAATCTCGTTCCATATCTTAGGGTTCTGGTCGGCAATCTCATCTAAAACTACTAAGTCAAAGTATTGCCCGCGCAATGAATCTGGGTTATCTGAGCCATACAACTGTATGCGCCTGTCCCAAAAGTCTACCCGTAGCTCGGCAATGTTAGCCACAGCACCAAGTGGTCGTGTGTAGTGCAGTAAGTAATCCCAGGCGACACGTTTAGCTTGACCGTAAGTGGGCGCAATGTACGCCATTCTCGGGCGTTCTAGCTCACAATTTATAGACGCTTTAATTAACTCATTGATTGCCGACACGGTTTTCCCAGCCCTTCGATGAGCGACTACTACGGTAAAACGGTGTTTGTCCGCAGCGTTATGCATCTCAACCTGAGGCGGTCGCGGTTGGTACGGGATAATTATCTCTCTTACTGCCCCCATTTGACACTCACCTTGACGTCACCACCATCAGCACCTGTTAACTCTGTGCGTGCCAACTTGGGTATGTGATACTCCGCAAGTTTTTGCAATAAGTCTAATGCTTTATCGGGTGCAGGCTTAACGCCTAGGCTTTCATCACCGTAAGCAACTAGCTGTAGCCACGTGTCCATGTTTCCCGCATTTCGCTCTAGTAGTTTAGCAATTGCGTCGCGCACGATGGTTGTAGACTTGTTAGGTGTGCCTTTAGGTCGACCCTTGCCTGTGTTTGTTAAATTTCCAATATCTTTCGCTACTTTAGCGGTCATGTTCGACTCCTAACGGGTCATCGAGTTAAGTTAAACTTACTATACTTATACTGTTTACAATGTTAATATAAAAATTATGGTTCTTACTTTATTTTACACAACTGGAGAAACTTTAATGAAACTTACTGTTGATTTTACTAAGTTAGGCCCTAACGTTACAGTTGATCAAGAAATGGCTGA